CATCAGCTACGGCGAGGGAGCATTGCTGCTGCTAGCACGCATGGTGCTGCGGGCCTCGCAGGTCTATCGGCTGCGGGTCATGGGTCGGGAGATCCCGGCGATGGATCCTGTGGCGCGGCTCTCGCTCAACTGGCCGCGCTGGTATCCGACCACGGCCGATGATCGGCAGAAGGACGCGCAGACGCTGAGCACCCTGGCGAATGCTGGTCAGATCAGCCGCGAGAGCGCGGTGAAGGCGATCGCAGACACGTTCGACATTGAGGACGTGCCGGCTGAACTGGCGCGCATCATCTCCGACCGGAACACCAACGGAAGCAACTGAATGTCAGAAGACGACAAGCCTGCCGCACTGGATGACGATCCGGTCGCGGAACTCCGCAAGCGCGCCGAAACACTGGAGCGTCGATTGGCGGAGACCGAACAGGATGCGCGTGCGCGTGTCGTTCGTGCCGAATTGAAGGTTGAGGCGGTGCGCGCGGGAATCGTCGACCTGGACGGACTGAAGCTGCTCGACCTCAAGAACGTGGAACTGACCTCGGAAGGTGAGCTGGCAAATGCTGGCGAGCTCATGGCGCAACTGAGGCGGGCGAAACCCTGGCTGTTTGGCGGCACATCGTCTTCCAGCCGGACCTACCCGCCTCCAGCGCAGCCTCCGCGCCAGAAGCTTGCCAATGAAATGACCGATGAAGAATACCGGGCCGCTCGCGCGGCGATCCTGAAACACCAGTCATAGAGGGGATTCCCGAATGGGCATTCAGAACTTTCCGGCAGTCCTGCAGCCGATCATTCAGCAGGGCTTCTTGGAGCGCGAATTCCAACAGGCCATGAGGTCACGGCTGGGATACCGGGCCTGCGCCGATCGGGTGCAAATCTCGGTAGGCATCGGCGAGACACTGACCAGAACGCGCGCAGGCCTGAAGCCGAGTATCACGACCCCGCTGATCGCGAGCTCGAACACCAATCTCGACAATGGCATGACGCCAAGTGGTTGGGGTGTCGAGCAGTACACCATCACCATCAACCATTATGCCGCCACGACCGACCTGAACATGGTTACCAGCCGTGTCGGGATCGCATCACAGTTTCTGCAGAACGCTTACGTGAACGGTGAGCAGGCGGCTCGCAGCCTGGATGAACTGGCCCGCAATGCACTGTTCAGCAGTTACTTTGGCGGCAACACGCGGGTTCGCACCACATTGGGCAGCCCCGGTGCGGCCGTTACAGTTGACGATGTCCGCGGCTTTCAGAACGCCTTCGTCAATGGCGCACAGCAGCAGGTTGGCGTGTCCAACCCTCTGACGGTTGCCGTTGGCGCCAATGCCTACACGTTGGTTGGCGTCACCACCGACGTCACCAATGTATCGACCGCGCCGAATGGCGTGTCCGGCGTCCTGGCCTTCTCAGGCAACGTATCCGTATCCGATGGTACGGCCGGGAATGCAGTGACTGCGGCCAATGCGTCGGTGGTCGTCCGGCCGTCGCAGCGCGCTACGACGGCTGCGTTGACCGCGACCGACATGCTGACGATGGCAGGTTTGCTGGATGCGGTGGCCAAGCTGCGCATGAACGCGGTCCCGGAAATCGACGGCGTCTACAACTGTTATCTCGATCCAGTGTCCGCTCGGCAATTGTTTGCTGATCCTGACTTCAAGCAGTTGTTCCAGGGCGCCACTTCGGCAAACCAGGTGTTTCGCCAAGGTATGACGAACGACTTCCTAGGCCTCCGCTTCATCCCGACGACCGAGGCGTTCGTGCAACCGCACCCGACACTCGCGGGCCTCATGGTGCGGCGCCCCATCATCTGCGGCCAAGGCGCACTCATCGAGGGCGATTTCGCCGGCATGGCAGCCGAGGACGTGGCACCAAAGGATTCGATTGTCGCCGTTGTCGATGACGTGGCGATGGTGACACGCGAGCCAATCGATCGGTTACAGCAGATCATCGCCCAATCCTGGTATTGGATCGGCGGCTTCTGCGCACCGTCTGATACCACTACCAATCCGACTACGGTTCCGACCGCCACCAATGCTGCGTTCAAGCGCGCCGTGATGGTCGAACATATCGGCTGACCCCCGGGACACGGAGCACCACATGGCAATCGGCTCCATCACACCGTTCCGTCCAACCGGAACGGCCTCTCTTAGCGCGGGCACGTCTTCGGCCACGGTGGCTCTCATAGGAGGGGGCGATTCGATCGTGGTGACCAATACCAGCGCCTCGCTCGCCTATGTATGCTTTGGCGCCGATCCGTCTGTTTCGGCCTCGACCGCCGATATGCCGGTGATGGCGAACTCGCGGGCGATGCTGTCGGCGAACAGCCTGGTTACTCATGGGGCCGCAGTGCTTGCTTCTGGCAGCGGCACCGTGCTGTTTACCCGCGGCGACGGATCCTATGTGTGATGGCATTCTCAGACGCCGAAAAGACCGACATTCGTCGATTTTGTGGCTACCCGGCATATGGGACGGCGAACTCAGGCTTCCAGAACTGGCGATTCTTCCAGGCCTACGGATTGCTGGAATTCCGGATGAATAACCTGTCTGATGCGGAAGTCGCCATCGTGCGACGCTACCTTGGCACGCTGACCGTGCTCGAGCTCGCCGTGCCACGCGCGGGCGACAACCTTGATACCGACCAGGCGTCCATCTGGACCCGCAATCGAGAAGAGCTCCGCGACCGTACTAAGTTGTTTGATGACTGGCGCCGGCGGCTCTGCGGCTTTTTTGGCGTTCCGCCAGGACCGGTACTGACTGACAGCGGCATTGCTTTGGTCGTGTGATCATGGATTCCGAGGCTTGCAGGACAGGATTCACCGCGGTCTAAACACGGCGGCGCGGGCGGTCGGGATTGCGACGGACGCCTACCGACCGTCGGGATTCACTGAACCACTGGCGGCAGCGAACCGGTTCCTGCGCCTACGCGCCGCCTTCACGGCGCGTGACGGCAGGTTCGCTCACCCTAACGCGTACGGCGATGCGCTTTGGTACGGTGTGTTCGACGCCGCCTATACTCGGCCCGGCGATTATCTTGTGCAAGCTGGCGCCACCTGGTTCATCGCCGCGCAACAACGGCTGGTGCCAGTGCTATGCGTACAGGCCAACCGGATCGTGTCCCTTTGGCGCCCCGCCGCGCCACCGAATACGGGCGTGAACGCCTACGGCGGCGTCATTACCGAGACCAATGAAGCACTGCTGACGAACTGGCCGGCCAGCATACTCGGTGCAGCCGGGCGAGGACATCCCAATCCGGATCTACCAGGTGACAGTTCCATCCCCTATTGGACTATTCTGCTGCCCGCGATACCCGGTGTCATCCTGCTTCCGTCGGACCTATTGACCGACGATCTCGGGCGGAATGCGGTCGTCTCCGCAGCCGAATTGACAGACCTCGGCTGGCGCATCACCGCGAAACAGGCAACCACCTGATGGCCGACCAATCGGACGTGGAAGTTGCGCTGGTCAACGCAGTTTCGCTTGCGCTCTATCCGAATGGGGCCAGCGAGGCAAGCGTTCCCGGGCCCGACTGCCGCATTTATCGCGGATGGCCGAACTCAGCCGCGTTGGACGCCGATCTTCGCGCCGCGAAGATCAACGTGACGATATTCCCTGGCAGCGGCGCGAGCCGGACAACCACCAGATACGCCGAGCATTGGACAGGCGCGGCCCCGCTCCCCACCCTGACGGTCATGGTCGATGGCACCTCGGTGACCTTTGGCGGCGGTGCTGATGTCGGCCAGATCGCCGGCGTGCTCATTGACGGCGTGAGCTATGCCTATCGCACGGGAGCGGGTGATACGCCACAATCGGTAGCTGCCAACATCGCAGCCATGGCTCGCAGAAAATCGATCGTTCGCCTCACATACAGCACCTTGTCGATCCCAGGGGCCGGCGACCTCGTAGCACGGGTAGTCGCTGATGCTCATGTACAACAAGAGGTTCGTCGTCAGGAGCAAGGCTTTCGAATCACCTGCTGGTGTTCGACACCCGCGACGCGAGATACGGCGGCCACCATAATCGATCAGGCCTTGAGCAGCCAGCACTTCTTGACATTGGCGGATGGGACAACCGGCAGACTCACCTATGCTGGTACGACCGTTTTCGATCAATCCCAGAACGCCAAGCTGTATCGGCGCGATCTGAACTACAACGTGGAATACGCGACGGTTATCTCGAGCACACTGCCCGCAATGCTGTTCGGCGATCTGGTCCTGAACTCGGCATCAATCACTGCCTGAACACTGGAGATTTCATGGACATGCATCTCGTCGTGGTGAGGTCATTCGGCGACCTTGCCCGTGGCGACATCGTGACTGATGCCGTTCGCATCACGGAAATACTGAACAGCGAACATGCATACTCGGTCGTACGCGTGGCCTTGCCAACGGCCAAGGGAGCCTGAACCAAATGCCTATTGTTCAACAGGGCAGTATCAACACCACGGCACTCGTGGTGCCGGACCTCTATGTCCAGATTGTCCCGCCGCAGAACCTTGTGTTGAACGGAGTGCCGACGAACGTGGTGGGCGTCGTCGGCACGGCCTCGTGGGGTCCCGTCGGGCATCCGGTAATTGTCGCCACCATGGCGGACTATGCCCAGAGTTTCGGCCCGGTCATGGCACGCAAGTATGATATGGGGACGCAGGTCGCCACAGCGGTTCAGCAGGGGGCTCAGAACTTCCGCTGTATCAGGGTCACCGACAGCACGGATTCCGCCGCGCAGGTCGTATTACCGGGAACGACCGTCACCTTCACAGCACTTCATACCGGCTCGCTTGGCAATCAGGTCGTGTTGACGCTCTCACAGGGATCCAAGGCCAACACCTGGCGACTGATCGTTTCGCTCTCCGGACTGCAGCCAGAGGTTTATGACAATATTGCCGGAACTGGTGCCCTATTCTGGTCAACCTTGACCGCGGCGGTGAATCAGGGACAGGGCCCTCAACGCGGGCCTTCTCAATTCATCACGGCCAACGCCGGCGGTGCCACCATCGCGCCCAGTGCCTTTTCCGTTGCACTCGGCTCCACATCCGCCGGATCGGACGGCGCGGTCAGCGTTACGGTAACAAGCCTCGTCGGCGCCGATATCCCGCCGCGCTCTGGCTTGTATGCACTGCGCGGCCAAGATTGCTGGATTGCAACGTTATCGGACGCCGATGATCCCGACTATTGGACAACACAGGCCGAGTTCGGACTCGAGGAAGGCATCTACATGGTCCTCACGGGTCCGGCCGGCGACAGCATCCAGAACGCCGTCACCGTCAAACAGCAGGCGGGGCTGGACAGTTACGCAGCGAAACTGATGTTCGGTGACTGGCTATGGTGGTCCGATCAAGTCAATGGTGCAATCCGCCTGGTATCGCCGCAGGGGTTTACTGCCGGGCGCCTGGCGAACCTCTCACCTGAACAGTCCAGCCTCAATAAGCAACTCTACAGTGTCATCGGCAACCAGAAGTCCGGCACACCGGGTTCGGGCCAGAGCGCTTCCTATTCGTCCGCGGACCTCGCAGCACTGTTGAGCGCGGGCATCGATGTGGTCAGCAATCCACAGCCTGGCGGCAATTTCTGGGGCGTGCGTGGTGGTCACAACTCGTCATCCAATGCCGCCGTCAGCGGAGACAATTACACACGCCTGACAAACTACATCGCGGCGACGCTTTCAGCTGGTATGGGTCAATACGTCGGTCAGGTGATCACCGCGGACTTGTTCCGCAGGATACGCGCCACGCAGCTGGCGTTTCTGCAGAACATGCTCGGGCAGGGTTTGCTTGGCAGCGCGGACGGCAGCCTGCCCTTCAGCGTGATCTGTGACACGTCCAACAATCCCCCCAGCCGGACCGATCTCGGCTACGTTCAATCAGATGCGCAGGTGCAATACCAGGCAATCAACGAGAAGTTCATCGTCAACATGGAAGGCGGTCAGACCGTGCAGGTGTCCCGCCAGACTCTGCCGAGTGGCCAGGCGGCGTAAGGAGCTAACCAGATGTCTCTGACCATGTTCTCTATCGGCCGTGACACGCAGTTGGTCCTGATCGGCCCAACCGGACGGATCGACCTGACCCACGTCACGTCGTTCGACAGCCGCCAGATAACCCAATCGGTACGGGTGGACAGGCTGGATGGCACCCACTTGGGCACCGAGTTGCCCAAAGGTTGGGAGGGCAGCTTCGAGCTCGAGCGCGGCAACTCGACCGTCGATGACTTCATTGCTGCGGCTGAGCAGCAATACTTCAACGGCAGCAACCCGCCGCCCAGCACTATGTACCAGTATGTCACTGAGACAAATGGATCCACATCCACCTACCAATATGACAGCGTGACATTCAAACTGAGTAATGCCGGGATCTGGAAGGGTGACAGCAGCGTCAGGCAAAAGCTGGAATTCTTCGCCGTCCGTAGGCGCCGCATCTGATGACCCCGTCTGCATCCATAGTCGCGGTCGCCGCCACCACCGAGAATGTCCTCGACGGCAATGGCCGGCGCCTCACCATCAGGCGGCTTACTGCACTCGATAGGCTCAGGCTGTTCAAGGCGGCCGGCCCAGCACTCGCACAGAATCAGCCATGGCTGGGAATGGCACTCATCGCCTGTTCGGTGGCTGCCATCGACAATGTTCCGATACCTTCACCATCCAATGAACTCCAGATAGAAGCCATGATTGGCCGCCTCGGCGATACGGGGGTCGCGGCGATTGCGCAGGTGCTGGAGCAATCTGCGGAAACCACTACAGCCGAGATGGTAGACACGGCGGGAAACTGAGCAGGCACCCCGACCTGATCGACTGCCTCTATCTGGTCCGGAACGGGGTGCCTTTCGACATCGCCTTCAGCCTGCCTGCCGATGAGCGGATGGCCTTCGTGGTCGCACTCGGTTCGTTGGAT